AAACTAAAGAAGGTACTAGCGAAGAGGAAATCCTAGCTATCGGTTTGACAGAGAATCAAGCCGCAGTAGAGGACGAGGATGTTGTACCTACTGGTTCTCCAACCATTTTTACCGGCACAAGCTATAAGTATCCGGCAAGAGCAGTACAGTTAACCCCAGCAAATATTGCTGCAATGCAAAACGATTACATCTTTGACCCTCTCCTTCCAAAGACTGGTGCTTATCGTAAAGCAACGGGAGCGCCAACCGGTGTCGTTTATTATGAAGGTCCGCAACTGGTTGATGTTGATCGTTTCGGCAGGACGTTTATCCGAGCAGGATCTGGATATGCAGCAAATGGGTCCGACATCAATACAGAATATTTTTCCATTACCAATAAAGAAGATCGAGCGATGTTGTTGTCCACTGCCCAAAAGCTTGGATACTTCGGAGACAGAAAACCAAGCCCTTCCGCAGTCGCTGGAAATGGTTTAACTGACGCAGACGCTAGGCCGATCCAAATGCTTCTTGATTATTCCAACAGCCAGGGTATGACTTGGCGCAACGTAGCGATGCAGGTTTCAACAGGTAGGATTCCTCCAGTTACCGGTGGTGGGTCTGGACGGACAGTACGTGTTACATCTACGGCAGACGTAAAGACAGCATTGTACGACTCTTTCTTCAGCGTTCTTGGACGAGCGCCAACACCCGAGCAAATTAAGGTGGCTGTTGCTGCCGTTCAAGCAGACGAACGAAAAGCTGGAATGGGTGACTCATTTGATGCAACATCGCTCAGGGTTGCTACGCGCCAGCAGGCGGCACAGGCATCTCCCGGAGAAGCGGGTGCTGTTTCCGGTGGTTCGGCATTGGACAGAATCTTTAGATTGATTGGTGGAGCATAGTGGCTACAAAGAAGGCGGACAAGAAAACGGTCAAACAACAGAAGGCTGATTGGCGTTCTGCGTTTATTGCCAAGTATCCTCAGTACGCAAAGATCGTTGATGGTGGTGATGGCGAAGCTGAAGCACGGTCAGTATTTGGAAACGAACTTATTGATCTTGTTCTTGATGCTGCAGAAAACCCAGATAAATACATGCTGGATACAGATGCCGGAACTCGGGCATTTGACGCAAAAGTTTTTGCTACCCCGTATTACAACCAGACGGCTGATTCTGCAAAAGCTTTTGATGCATTAACGGATGGCGAACGAGCAGACAAGATCCTAAAAAACAGGCAAACCATTATGTCAAAGTATGGCGATCTAAATCTGACTAGCGCAGAACTAGATACCATTTCTGAGTCTGCAACCAAGCGCGGTTTAACTGGCGCGTCTCTCGATTACTACATCAACACCGTGGCTGGTTCCCGTCCTCGTGGTAAACAGGACCTACTTAATAGCGTAGACGCAGCCGCATACAAGAAGGTTGCCAAAGCCTATGGCTACAACCCACCAGATCTCGACGAAGAAATATTTGCTGCCATCCAGGGCAAACAGTTCAATGGCTCTGTTCCAACTCTTGACTCTATTAAGGCAAAGGGATTGCAGCTTGCAAAGGCTGCTCACTTTCAGTTGGCACCACAGTTGGATGCCGGATTGACCCTTGACGAAATCTTTACACCATACAAGGATATTGCTTCGCGTACATTGGAGCTTGCCCCAGAGTCGATTGACTTTATGGATCCTAAGTTCCGTGCAGCTTTTGGCAGCATGAGCGAGCGACCACCTACACTTGGGGAGTGGCAGGACATGATCAAGTCTGACACCAAGTACGGGTACGAGAACACAAAGCAGGCAAAGAGTGATGCGGTCAGATTGGTGAACACTATGGCGCGAGTATTTGGTGAGGTTATTTGATGGCAGCGATTGATGATCTCTACTATCAAATTGGTGGAACGGTTACTGGCCAAGTCCAGGACTATCTAGATGAGATATACCAGGGCGCAAAAGACGGATCGCTTTCAGAGGGCGACGTAATTGCAGCCTTCAACATTGTCAAGGGGCAGGCTGCACAGGGCATGACCGGGGCTGGTGGTGCCGCTCCTGGCATCGTAGCGCCTGGTGCTACAGGTGGTGCTGGTGACCCTGGTTCTATTGTTGACCCCAACGAGTTTTTTCCAGAACAGGGAGCCACGGCAATTCTCAGGTCTGGTCTTGCAAGGTATGGCTTGGAAAGTTTGTACGATGTGGTCTGGTCGAAGTACACCAAGAACGAGATCCCACTGGATGACCCAGATTCTTTTGTGTATGCGATTAAGAACGAGCCTAAGTATAAGGAGAGGTTCGCAGCAAACGAGGTGCGCAAGGCTAAGGGCCTGCCAGAACTCTCCCCTGCTACCTACCTAAGTTTGGAAGAAGAGTACAAGCAGATCCTGGCCAACAACTCTCTGCCTGCTGATTTCTACAACGACAGGGCTGACTTCGAGAAGCTAATTGGCAACGACGTGTCAGTGTTCGAGTTGAACAACCGACTTAAAGATGCTTACCGTTTGGTTAAGGATGCCCCAACTGACGTGACAGAGAAACTGCGCACGATGTACAACCTTAGCGAAGGCGACATTGTGGCCTACTTCATTGATCCAGAACGAGCACGTCCATCCCTTGTTGCTTCCGACTACAAGCGTCAGGCTCAGGCAGCCATGGTTGCAGCCAATGCCCAGCGTCTTGGTGGTCTCAATGTTTCGGTTGGATTCGCTGAAGGTGCTGCTGCACAGGGCAAGACTCAGGCTGAACAAGAAAAAGCATTCACCACCATTGCGGACATGAACGAACTTCGCAGAACTCAAGGTATTGAGCGCGGTCTGACGGCAGATCAGTTGGCTGGTGCTGCACTGGGAACAGACATGGAAGCTCGCAAGATTCTTGAAGATCGAAAGAAGAACCGCATCGCCGGCTTTTCTGGTGACACGAACTTTACTCAGACACAATCTGGTGGCGCAATCAAGAGTGGTATCGGACAAGCTTAGATACTTGACAGTGTCAGGTAGTGGTGTACTATTGAACTAGTTCCAGTAGGAACAACCATCGGAAACCCCCCGGCTTCGGTGTGCTAAATAGGGGTGAGTAATGCAGCCGTTTGGACCCTCCAGCCAGACGTGGGCGGAGGAGTGGGTCATGCAAGAACAAGACTTCAATGAGGACGACGTTCAAGACCAAGAGCAGCAACATCGGGATCCAGTTCGATCACACCTGAGAAAACTAGAAGCCGAGAATAAAGAACTTCGACAGTTGAAAGCAGAAGCTGAAGAGGCCAAGAAGAAGATTGCTTTCGTAGAGGCGGGTATTGACCTTGCATCTCCGATGAGTAAGTACTTCATCAAAGCCTACGACGGTGATATGTCAGCTGACGCGATTCGAGCTGCAGCCGCAGAAGCAAATCTCACACAACCTAAAGCACCCCAGATGGCCCCGCAGGAACAACAGGCGTGGAACCGAATGGGAAATGCCGCAAGGTCTGGAGACATCGCAGAACCGGTGGTCGACTACGCCGCAAGGATGGCTAACGCCAAGTCCGAAGCTGAAGTGATGGAATTGCTGGCTCAAGCAAGAGCTAATCAATCAAACATCATCTAACTTAAGGACAAAAAATCATGGCAGGAGAAACAACAACCTCGTCTCTGTCTGTTGATCAGGTAGCGTTTGACCGTCTCGCGTATTTCGCGTTGCGTTCAGAAATGCTGTTCGATCAGGCAGCTGACGTACAACCAGTAGCACAGGCAATGCCTGGCACGGGTGTCACATTCACAATCTTCAACGACATCGCAGCAGCGACCAGCACGTTGAGCGAAACAACCGACGTAACCCCAACGGCATTGTCGGACAGCCAAGTAACTGTAACTCTTAACGAGTATGGTAACGCAGTTGTCACCACCGCCAAGTTGCGTGGAACAGCGTTCTTGGACGTTGACTCGGCAGCAGCAAACATCATCGGTTACAACGCCGGTGACTCGTTGGACCAGATCGTCCGCGAAGTTCTTGCTGCAGGTAGCAACGTGGCTTACGCAACTGGTGGCGCTTCGGCACCATCAAGCCGTGTAACCATGGCTGTTGACGACCTGTTGGTAGCAAACGACATCCGCAAGCAGGTAGCTGCTCTGCGTGGTGCCAACGTTGCAACCTTCAACGGTTCGTACATCGGCTTCATCCACCCAGACGTATCCTACGACTTCCGTTCAGCAGTGGACGTGGCTTCGTGGCGTACACCAGCTAACTACGTCAACCCAGAAGGCATCTACAACGGCGAAATCGGCTTGTTCGAATCCGTCCGTTTCATCGAGACACCACGCGCGAAGGTATTCACCAACGCGTTCAACGGTGCCGGTGCTGTCGGAACTGGCGACTCGTACGCAACCTTGATCATGGGCCGTCAGGCTCTTGCCAAGGCGTTCAGCGCACAGGACGGAAACGGTGCAATGCCAAAGATCGTTCGCGGCAACGTGACCGACATCTTGATGCGCTTGCAGCCAATGGGTTGGTACTGGCTCGGTGGCTACGGCCGCTTCCGCGAAGCTTCGTTGCGTCGCATTGAGTCGTCATCCAGCATTGGTGCAAACGCCGCTTAATTGAGCGTTTGATACCTCGCGTTCGCGGGGTGGTTCAGGTTCCCCTCGACCTGGGCCACCCCGCTTTTGCGTTGGTGTATAGTCTTTTAGACGAAAGGTTTGTATGTCGATTTCTAACTACGCTGAACTCAAAATT